GCGCACACTAGGGAAAAATCCTATTGCCTTGTGTGAGTACCACTACCGAGAACTTGTCAGTCTTGAACTGTGTGTTCAACTTGCGTGCCAGATTGATGGCATGACCGGGATTGCTGAAACTGACCTTTTTGTATTTTGGCCCTGGATACTGTACTAGTAGGTTTGATGTTTTGAGATTGATAGGCTTGCTGTCATAGAACACTGCCCATACTCCTTCGCTACCTAGCACCTGTTCGGTCTTGTAGGTGGCACGATTGGTGATCTCAGCAAGCACAGTCGGTTTGGGTCTACTCATGGTTTATTATTTATGACCGTAATATACCAATATTAAAAACTACCACCATCCATCCGAATGGTGATTGTTTCTTCAACTTGATTGGTTGCAACAGTTTCACGTAATTGTTGTAAATCTATCAACAAACGGGTTATATCAGCGTGTAAATCTTTAGCTTCAGTTATACTCATGACCAAATCTCGTCCGCCCCTGGCTTCAAGTCCGCGCACTCGATCGACAAATTTTTGTAGGTGTAGGCTCATCTATGCACCTCGTTCAGGAATGGGCTCAACTCGGGTGCAGTCCAACCTTCAGGCTTGAGCACTTTGCCGTCTTCACGTTTGAGAACTGTTCCTGAATCAGGATCGATCTTGGCAAGGTTGCTACGCATGACTTCGTTCCAGGCACCTTCGGGATCAGCACCCATGCTGTGTATGGCACCAATGGTTACAACCAAGATGTCAATCATGGCATCAAGATCGGTAACCGGAAGTCGGCTGTCTTCAAGTTCTTGCACTTCTTCCTTAATCAAATTGAGATATAATGCATACTGATCAAGATTCACAGAACCCACAGTTTGATTGCAGGCTTGCATGAAACGGGCTTGATCTAGAAATGGATTAGACATGGGGTATCTCCTGTGGATTGTAAAATGGCCCATGATATGGGTAACGCTGTAATACTATGAGCTTGGGATCTTGCACTGTCCGCCACTTGCGACCTTTCTTGACTGAATACCAGCCAGCCGCAAACCAGCTGCGACTCTTGGCACTTTTGGTGTATACAGGCAGGGCATGAGGTACGTCCCAGACTGGATTGTGTACTCGTCCCACTGTGGGATAACCATGTACTGAATTTGCAGTTGACTTGGGTCGGCTTCTGATCATGGGTGGTTCAAAACGTACTCCTGTACGTTGTTCCACCATTTTAATAGTTTTGTATTGTGTGATCTGATTGTTTATCCGTACTTGATATCCGCCAGCGCAGGCCTCTACATTACCAATTTTTTCTTCATTTTGTTGTAATATCCAAAACTGCTTGTCAATTACGGGTTTAGCTACGATCATTTGGTCTCCTTGATCTACATTGTTCTTGCACTGAGGGTGGCACATCTGGGTGCCATCCACCAATCAGTATTCCGCAATCATATCGAGCCGACTGCTCCTCGGGCCAATTGCGTATTAAAAAAACTACCAGAAGTATTATGCCTACAATTGATGCCACCTGCCACAATCTACGCATTTAATAATCCTGAATAGGTTTGATTCATCCAGCGACCAAAATGTTCGGCGCTTTCACTGCACTTGTTCAATTCGTATTTGCCACAGAACTGCATGAATCTCACTCCCACCTGTCCCACATCCTTGTGACTGATCTGTTCACGGATGGCACTGTCTACAGTGAGTTTAACATGTTCGGGTTGTGCTGTCAAGTCAATCAAGGTCCGGTTACGTTCGTAATCATCTAGAACTCTATGCTCTACACCATCTGGATCTGTCCATCTTTGCAACATCATGTTGTTCCAGTTGTAACCTTTGCGATCTTTGTCTGAGTATGCTTCTTGTAGCCCAACCTTGTTCTTGGTACCTTTTGTCCTGACACCCGGGAAGGCGCTAAACACATTGTCGCTACTATCGCCCCGCATGCATTTTTCAAACAGAAGCCACGCTGGATCAGGGATTGTTTTAGCTTGTTTTGTTTTCTTATCGATAACCGGCTTACCTTTGGCATCAAATATTCCTTGTATGGTCAATAGCTCATCGCTAATACCGTTGTATTGTGTCACATTGTCAGCTAGTAATTGTACAAAATCAGTGTCACTGCTAATAACTATGTGTTCGTCTTGGGGGTGTAGGGCAATCCATCTTGCTATAATGTCATCGGCTTCCGCGGTTGGGCACCTTACAACACTACAATTGGTTCTTTCAGACAAATATTTAGTCAGATTATCATAGGTCTCCCAGAACATAGCATCTTCTTCGGCTTCTTTTTCTGTAAGTGCAGCACGGGCCACAGCACGATTGGCCTTGTAAGGCTTGTAGTGATCCTTGCGCCAGCTACGCCCTTCTAGGGCAAATACCACGTGATCTGCTTCAAATCTACGAGCCACTTTGTTAGCAGCCATCAAGGTAATATGTAGAGCAAATCCAATTTTTTCCCAGGTATCACTGGCTCTAAAAGCACCATGTCTTGCTCGAAAGAACATGTTTGCTGTGTCAATTAACACATAACGCATATGGCATCACCTTAAATATATTTGTTTACAATAACGTATTGTAACATAAAACGGCAGAAAAAGCTATGGCCATCCTTGCCAAAATGCCAAGAATTGAGTGCTACCGTTTCAATTCCTTGTGCCCGTATCAGGGCATCATAAGTTTGGGCAGGATCATACGGACCAACATAATCGGTTCCCCATTTTTCCTGTTTGGCGATCTTGGAAAAATCGTTGTTACCATTTACGAATATATGGCGGATCTGTTGTTTTTCAAGTTCTTGATGGAACGCCCAGATTTCGTCGTGTGCCTGTTGGGTTTTTTGTTCCCAATCAAGATCAATTACAAAATTCTTGTATCGGTCAACTGCTTCAGGTGGAACATGATCGATACCACTAGCATTGACTTGATAAGTGATGCCATTGTACGTCCATTCTTCTCGCTCCCAGGTACTCCACTGTATCACAACCAAGACGTCATGTACAGCGTCGGCATGTTCGGCCAACCAAGACTGTGTGGTACGCATGATTCTGGCATTACTACTGGCACTTTCAGCATCAAGATGTAGTTGGGCATTTAAGTTGTGGCTTAGTTGATTAGCCCAGCTGACTGCAATATTATCTGGATGTGGTTTGCGTCCTAGTGTAAAATAGTTGCCATCATCTTCGGCAAATGCATGGTCATTGACTGCTTCGGCCGCTGCCGCATGGCTGTCACCATTCACATACTGGATCACGATACTTCAGACCTACCGTCACCGATGTCTTTGCTGCGTATGATCCTGTTGCCGTTCATGGCCTGATCCTGTTCCCAAGTTTCCAGCACTACGTTACGGCATACATTTTGAAACCAACGATCCACAATGTCAGCATCGCTATCTTCTTTTTTCATCATGTAACCGTGTCTGACCAGGTCTGCAATCATTTTTTCATTCCAGTCAAACTCAAAAGCACCAGCATGTATGTTGTTGGGATCTATTTCCATTGAGACCACATTAAAGTATGGCTCGCCTCGTTCAGTGGCCAATTCCTTGGCAGTTTTCTCCGGCGCCTTGGGAGCTCGAGGTTTGGGTGTTTCTGTTATCTTGACTACGGTTGGCTTCTTGCGAAAGCGATCAAAAAATCCCATTTGATTCCTTTTTTAACATTAACATCAATCCTTCATCTCTGTGATACCAACGATCTTCTAGCACAGGAGTACCGGGTCCAGTCCAGATTGCACGTCCACGAATAGCAATGGTACAGAACAACCACTGTTCAGTCACATAACATCTGCGTGGCCACCAACTCCAATGATAACTCAAGACCACTCGACTCATAAAACTATCATACCCGGTATCCCAAGGCATGACCATTTTATGAAGATCTAGTATTACCGTATTGGATTATTACAATATCCTTACGAGTAGTAGTGAGTTTACGCCAAGGGTCGACGATTATGCTACCAGGTTTGATATCACAGTAGGGTTGGGTGTCTACTTGATCACCAGTATATTCATACGTGATCTTTCTGTTGTGCGCCCATAAAAATACTGCTGGCGTATCAACTGACGTCACAACATCTTCAGGATTGTCAGCTAAGGGATCTACATAGACCACTTGATGTTCAGCTTGTTTGACATAGTGTCCAACCAAGGTGCTGTAACTTCCAATGCAATACTCTACATCGGGTTTGTAGGCTTTACCATGTATCACAATAGGCAAGTTCAATACCTTGGCCTGTTCAACCAGGTACATGGCCAAGTTCTTGGCCTGTAATTCTCTGGCATGCATCACTGTGTCAAACAAGTCGTAGCCAAGGTCGTATTCTTTGGCCAACCAACGTAGAGCAATATTGTCTCTAGGATGGCAAGCACCCGCATCGCCCATGCCGGCTGTCATGTACTTAGGGCCCATGATGCGCATGGTACTACGAGCTAGAGCATTAGTGACCACATCAACATTGATGTTGCCAATCTTCATGGCAAAGTCTTGTATCATGTTTACCAAGCCAACCTTGGCACTAATAAATGTGTTGTAAAAAATCTTGATACTTTCACATTCGTCCCAAGTACCAATTTCATAACGTGGATCGTTGTTCATGATAGTTTTGTATAGTGCAATAAGGTCACCGGCAATGCCAGTTAGCTCACCGTCTTCGGTGCCAATGATCACCATTTCTGGATTGGCCATGTCCCATTTTACTGACCCCATAGCAATCAGGTAAGGATTGTACAAGAATTGATGTCGAGAATCTAGTAAAGTAATAAACTTGTGTCTTGTGGTTCCAGGCAATACTGTACTGATCAACACTACTTTCTTGCTGGTCTTGGCATGAGCATTAACTTTATTAATTGCATCAATCACAGCATCGTGTCCAAAGTCTTTAGGATCCATGTGACTGCTTGGAACTGATCCATCATAGCCTTCTGCATGCGGAGTTGGAACAGCAATAAAAATCCATTCGCTTTCGTCTACCAATTCTGCAATATCACACACTCGTACACTGTCGCTGGTTCTTGGGTAGATGTCGTAGCCACGAACTTCGTGTTTTTCTGCCATGACTTCGGCACAATCCAATCCCAATTTTCCAATTCCTACAAATCCAATCTTTGCCATTTCGTATCCTCTAAAGTTATCTTGTGTATAATTTATGTGACTTTTTGCGGGTGACCTAAATATTTTGATAGACAGGAATAGGATTCATCTTGTGTAGACTACGGGCACGGATAGCTCGATATTTGTTCAAGATATCATGCATGGACGGACTGTCGGTCACAAGCTCACCTGTATCCATGCGCATAGCAGACTCTAATTCAGCATAGGTCATGCCACCTAACTGATCCTGGTCAGTGCGTCCATCGTCCCATAAGCCATCTGTGGGCAGCGCATCGATTATTTCTTGTAATACACCAAGCTCACGGCCCATTTGCCACACTTCGGTCTTGTAACAGTCACCAATTGGACTAATGTCTACACCACCATCTCCATACTTGGTGTAAAATCCTACACCAAAGTCTTCGACCTTGTTGCCAGTACCAACTACAAGGCCTTGTGTGCATTGTGCAATCTGATATAGCGTGACCATTCTTAAACGGCTACGGCTATTGGCCATACCTAACAAGTTATCATATTGATTTAACCGGGCTTCAAATACATCAAATACTGGAGTCACATCAATGATCTCATGGCGCACATTATCAAACCGTTCAGCCAGCCATTGTCCTTGTTGCATACTGAGATCGTGCAGTTCAGGACGTTGCCGTATGGGCATGGTTACTGCTATGGTGTTTAATCCTGTCCTGGCGCACAAGGCGCTGACCACAGCACTATCGATACCTCCCGAGATACCCACTACCAGTGTGCGCATGCCAGCACTGTTGGCATAGTCGCGGATCCATGCACTTATGTTATCTTGCAAAGCCATCAAGTACCCCATTCATTTTTAAACAATGGCACCTGTAATCGATCACTATAGCGCCAGCCACGTTTCATTGCTGCCACGGCCACGTTCTTTGCGTTTAAGGTATAAACACTTTCCACTCCACCTACTGGCATGAGATAAACATGTCCGGTGAATCCTGCCGTACGATAGGCTGCGACAGCACACTCAGCATCGGCAATATCCTGCTCGGAAGCCACCACAAATTTAAGATATGCTGTGCCTACTTGCTCGTATTCACACACAATCTCTGGGCAGATAGCGTCTTCCCACTTCTCTCCACTGCCAGGAAGTTTGGCACTGACGCTGAAAGTGATCTCTCTACTCAACTGATGATTAGTAATTTTCCATTTTATTAAGATTTCTTTAAAT